GACCGTAGGTTGCCCTTACGGATTTCTGATGCTACTTCGCGCGCTTTCTCAATGTCACCGCGCAACTTGATAACAACAAACATACCGGTGTCGTCTACTTCAGACTTCCAAACGCGTCCATTGCTATCTGTGTAATTAGGAATAACTGTTCCGACTTGAATGTTGGAGTGCGCGAGTTGTACGTTGCGGAATCCATCAGCCTTCATGAAGCCTTGAAACGCTTCCTTCAAAGCACCTCTTGTAATCAAGTCACCTTGCTTGTCTACCATCTCTACAGATGCGTACCCTGCGACAATCAAATCATCGCCCATACCCTTGAGAACAAGGGGGTTGTGGGTTGATGGAGCAAGGATTGCCATGACGTGCTTCATGCGCTACAAGTATATCAATTGCGCGCTTGAGTAATTGTCACGTTTCCTTCGTTGTCCGTGACCCCTTCTTCTCCCGCAGTAGTGCGAATACGCGTCTTTTTCTTTTTCGTTTTTGCCGGTGATTCTTTGTAATCGCGAGATGCGGGGTCATAGTCCGGCATTGTGTCGTCGTTGATGTTCTCGGTTGGACCGCGCGGAGATTCTACATCAGCACCCGCGTAATCAATACCAAGTCCTTCTACACCTGTATGTGTAATCTTCTCTTTGGTAAGATGTTCCAACCCGCGCTCAATCAAACCAAGACCGCGCTTAATGACTTCCTCTTCTTCGGGTAGTATTTTCTTGCGCTCTTTTGTGTGACCGGCAGGTGCTTCGGGTTCAACCTCATCGTCATCATCATCGTCCTCTTCGACCATTTTTTCTTTCAGCAACGCTGATGCGAACAACTCCCAATGTGGGCGCATGTCTTCGGCCAACTTGATGAGATATTCCTCACCGTATCCCCAAATTGTAGATGTGGGTTCAATGAACCAACCGCCATCAACACGTTCGGTTTTGTAGATAACCTCATCACCAAGCGCAGGGAATATGACGTGAATGTTACCTTTGTTCAATCGTACCTTGTGCGGTACTTTTGCTTCACCAACAAGCATATCGAGTGATTCAACGCTGTCCGCCGCTTGAGGATGTGCGTTGTTGTCGATACGCGCTGAACGTATTTTGTACGTTGGGTTTTCATCTCCGCTTCTACTCGCACCTGTGCATAGAACAGACACATACTCGCCCTTGTCAAAACCACGCGGACCTTTCGCATGTCCAACGTCCATGTAATGCTCACCGTCATGTTCAACAGCGCGCGAACCGTAATGTTCCGGATGCATGATTGGTCCAACACCAATGCGATAATTCGTACCCTTACGGTCAAGAATGATGACATCAACCTTCTTCTCTTTGCTAAGAACAATCCACTTCGGATGTCGCAATTCGCCACGCATGTATGTCCCTTCCGCATCGCGTAGTAGAATGTCAGTTGGTGCTTCGTCGCGCAAAAGAGAAACTGCTTCTTCTAATCCTTCATCGTCAGCACGTTTTGTGTTGTAAGGTTCGGGGAGTTTGATGTGTTCGGATGATTCAAACTTAGCGCGCAAATGCCGAACCCTATCCTTNNTTGTGCGTCTTCTCATCCACCGCAACAAGAATGTCGATGATGTACAGCATATCCTCACCAAAGACCGCGTGAACGACGAAATCTTTCTCATGCACCTTCCCCATCTCATCGAGGATGTCCTTCGTTAATTCCACATTCTCCATGTCAGAATTGTACGCTTTAGTTTTCTTACCCTCCTTTTGTACAATGACAGGTTCACCATCGGGAATGTGCGATACAACCCAATCACCACTAAAACCGCGCAAGTGTTTCAAGTCGCTAAAGTCGTAGATTCGATGCATCGCTTTGATTGGTACAGGGCGACCATCCTCTTTGAAAACCAATGTATCATCGGTCAAATAATCGAAGGCTCTCAACAACTCTTCTCCGCTATTCACACCCGCGAACACGGAGAGGTTGGTATTTACATTTGCGCCTTGACTAACTGCCACAGGTGCGGTATTCGGATTCATGTCGGCTTGTGGGTTGTACGGTCTTAAGTTCGCATTGAAGTCGCGCAAACCATACGGGTCCATCGCCATTGTGTGTTCAGACCTACCGTGATGCACGTCCAAATCTTCGTTGTCGAAAATCAAAGTGTTGTGTTTCAGATTGTGTGTGCGGTATGTGTAAGATGGGCGCATAACTCTTCCGAACTTCTTGTTGATGGAACGGCATGTGTGGACAGCAGGGAACTGTTGTGTTTGCGGGTCTAATCCACCAACAGCAACTTTGTTCTTATCGTTCAATTGACTTACCACACGACGTTTAGCCTGTGTGTCACCGGCCAATATATCCAAAAATGTGTCAAACTTCTGTGGGAATCCCCTATACCAAGAAGTTCCCTTACGCGCTTTTTTACCTCCAAGAAATTGCATATCGGTCAAGCGCCCCGATATACCATGAGAAGTCCCTCTTGTTTCTTTTTCAAGATGTTGAAAGACTTGAGCGATTGCGCGCAATTCTTCCTCCATATTGATTGGCTTCCCTGCGCTGTTGAGAACTGCTTCACCACCACTCATCGTCGGTTGTCCATTCAATTCGTTTTCATGATGATGACCACCACTCAACTTTCTGTAATTGTACGGTGTGAAAACTTCCTTACCGTTCTTGACCCCTCGACTCCCTTGACCAAACTCCATGAGTGATTCAGCAGTCATCTCTTGTGTTAGGTTAGAACCTACATCATCGTGTGGAACATAACGGGCATGCAAAGCGCGTAGTACACTTTCGTTGCTTGCGTTTGATGGTAAATCTGCGCGCACCTTTTCAAAAATTTGCTTGACAAGATTCTGTCTATCAACAATACCACGCACCTTTTCGATTTGAGGAATCTTGTCTAATTCACCATTGACGAATTTTTCCATCAGCGCTAAAACGGACATGTTACCATCCTTCCCAAATTCGTCATGTTGCCTATCCCTTCTCGCACCCTGCCATGTCTTACGGGTGTATTGACGTTGTAAATCGCGCTTAATGTCTTCTATTTCAGATTCGATTGCTTTGTCGCTCATTCCTTGAGCGCGCAAAGAATCCTCCAATATATCCACAACTTTCATGCTACTGCCACCATCTTTGGATGACGTAACTCTCCCACTCATGAGGAATTTAACTCGGTCTTCGGGAGGTAGAGAACGTGCAAATGTTTCGCACATATGTGCGAACATCTTTGTGTCCGCCCATGCTTGATTGTTGGCCGCGTCATCATGATGTTGAAACACATTAGGGTTCGCCCACATTACCAAAGGACGCAACAAGCGACTCATTGACAAAGCATGTTGATGCATGTCACGCGCATCCCGCAAATAGTCGTCACGCAACTCGTCCGATGTAATTGGAGGCTCATCCCCTAACTCATCGGCGATGTGATTTGCTTGATTTTGCGATTGCGCGACAAGTAAATCTCCGCGCTCTTTGTCACCATTCTCATAGGCTACTTGCGACATTTGACGAAGTTCTCGCATCCTGTCTTGATACTCACTCATTGGTGTGCGACGGATAACATACTTGCGTAGATTACCCTCGCCATCTTCGTACTGACCGACAAAATCACTTCCTTGAATCATGCGTTGTTGTTCTCTACCTCTTTGTGACAATCCCAATTGATGAAACGGTACACCTGCTTCATTGTGATGAAACGATGTGTTCCCCGTTCCTTCTTGCGCGGTTAATTGATTTTTCAATTGCTCTCTATTTTCGATGTTGTCTTTCAATGGAGTTGGTAATTCTAAAATTGCTCCTTGCTTTTTTGAATTTTCAATTGCTTTTTCATACTCTTCTTTGTCATAAATTGCAATTGAATCGGGGATTTCAGCACCAAGCAATTCGTTGCTGTATATGCGCGAGTGATTTCTACCGAATGGGTCAAGATGATTTTCTCGGTACACATCACTCATGTCTTCTGCAATTTGCTTTCGATTGTGTGAGTCGTGGTGCGTTTCATCATAGTCGGTGATTGAGTGATGTTTCTGATACAACAGGGTTGCGAGAATGAGCGCCCTGTTATGTGCTTCGTTGTTGTCGATGGACGACGAATAACTCTCTTCGTTATCTCTTTCTCTACCACGCCTATCACGTCTTAGCGATTGGCCTTCTGTTCGTCTGTCCATTCTTTGTCCGCCATGCTTACCGAAGTTGATGGCGAGGTCACGCGTAGCCAATATGGTGTTCATAGGACTGCCATGTGGTGACTGTCGCATGCTTTCTCCGTTGAGAAAATCGGCGGTGAAATGGTTGGGGTTTCTATCAGAATGAGGTGTCTGCGCAAGCAATGGAGTGACAAGCGCGGATTGACCTAACGTAAGAGGATTAACGAATGAATCGTATTCTAAGTATTCATCGGCGTCCATGTCACCTAAGACGTCCTGTACAAATCCTGTTTGGTCAAAATCGCCTTGATTGACTTCGACTTTGATTGTTTTACCGTCTTCGTAATCAGCGAGCAATTCTTCTTCTTCTTGCTCACCGTACCCTGCTTCTCGCAATGCGCGGCGTAAGTCTTTCTTTTGACCTGCTTGTGTGATTGGGTCGGCACTTTCATCGAGTTTGAACGAGTGTTCGTACATCGTCGGCATCCATTTATTCTCGACTATCGTGCCATCCTTTCTTGTGGTCTGTTTCGCCTTTGGTCTGTACGTCGTCCGCAAACCTTCGTCGGCTCTACCACCGGCGCGGAAAGGCGAAGGCAACACACGCTCTTCCGTTTCACTCCCTCTTTCTTCCGCGCTTAGTTGAGAAAGGTCTGTGAGTTGGCTTCCAACTCCACCTTCTTGAGTTACACTTTCAAGGTACGATTCATCAGCACCTTTGCGCGATGTAAAAACCATAGGGAACTGCTCATCAAGCAAATCTTATAGATGCGTCCAATCGTTACCCATAGCACCTTGTGTTGCACCGAGAGCATGCGCGTAGTAGTAGAGTAGCGTTTTATCAAATTCGGGCAACCCCTTGTATGGGTCGAAATTGTTGTCTTTCAATTTGTAAATGTGCTTGATATTGTTAAGAAAATCGTTGTGGTCGTATGTACTACCTCTCGGACCTAAACCAATCGCAATGGCTTTCATAGCCTCCTTTGTGTCCTCTTCACCCAACACCCCTTCTAATTGCTCAAAATCAGTAGGCACTTCATCCAATTTACCGCCCAACTTGTTAAGGATACTCACACCATCCTCGCTCTCCGTTGCGCCCAAAACGTCGTTTAACTGTTCTAAATCGACGTTCAAATAATCCTCCATAACGTCTTTGAAACTTCTCCC